ATCAATTTCATCTTTTGCAAACCCTGCAACTGCAAGTTCTACCACATACTTATTCTCATCTGCTTTGATGATATTATGTGGTGGAAAATTACTTACAGGTTTAGTGTCATTTAGAATTGCTTCTACATCACGAATGAAGTTTTCAAAGCCCAACGTTTGATTTAAAATAGATGGACCAAATGATACACCTCGACCAGTAATAGTCATATGTTTCTCCTTATTAAGCAAGTTAAAATACGTGACCCCGAAGGCATCACGACTTACTTGCCAACCTCAAACGCTGTGCGATTGACAAGATAAGTTCTTTGAGGATTTGATTGAGTAAAGACCCGAACGAATTCATTGGCGCCTTCTCTAATCACATCATCGTAATCTCTAGTAAATACTTCTTCTTTGGTATACTTATTCACAAGTTTGACCAAATTGTTTTTCGCTTTGTACATGATCATTCACCATATTAGTAATCAGATTTCTTTTTACCTATATTATATTTAGCAATTAGTTCCCATTCATCCTTCTCTTTAAAAGCAATAATCTTGATCTGGTGAATTGGTGCCATATTATGTTCTACTATATCATAGTTCATAATCTTTAGCAATCCCCATTCTTCTAATAAATTGGCAATAGCGTTTCGTCTTTGAATATCATTTTCGGTAATTGTAGACAACTTACCATCTAAAGCAAACAGTTCTTTAAAGTGTACAATATAATACTTGCCCTGCTTATGCAGAATGTGGCAAGATTGATAGAGTACCTTTTCTTTGCGTGATGACACACCGATACGAGTTAGTGTTTCACGTACTTTTAGAAAGTCATCCTGTTCTACGAGGGTGACTTCAACAAATTTAGATATATCAACCATGTCATTTTCCTAACCCACCCGTTAAGGTTTCTTTTTTTAGTTGTTGGATTTGCTCTTTGGTTAGTAGGCGTAAAGCATCACGTGCTTTACTGTCGGAAAGTCCGTAGACCAACTTGACACATGCTATATCATCATTTTTTTCAGACTTTGCCCACTTCGCAAATGGTCGTTTTACAGACCTAATTGTATTTAGTAAAAAGTCATTCTGCATCTTTTTATCTAAATGATGACGTTGATTCATCTCATTTGCAAACAGAACACAATCTTTGTGCTGAGACAATGCTCTGTTGGTTAGAAAAGGCTCATATCCTTTCTCTGTTACTTCATCTACGATAAGTTGTTTCTTACCTTGAAGAATCTGGTTGGCATAGTCAAATGGACTACTCATTTGAATTCACCATTAGCCATAATCTCAGTGAGACATGCGACGATATTAATCTCATGGTCAGCAACAAAGGCTTGTTTGTATTGATAGTCTGCAAGAACTATTACCACACCAGGAATACTAGATGGTTTTAATATGTCATATAGACTATCATATAACTTACGGAATAATGTTGTAGAATCAAGTTCTGTCGTTGCAACCCACTTACGAACTGCGGTGAAGTCTTTCTCTTTCATATGATTAACAATTTGTGTAAGAGATAAGTCACCGATATGTGCAAGAATACCTACATCAATCTTACCAAGTTGTGAGTAACGTTGAAGTTCATTGATGACACGCCGAAAATCTGGAAAGTGTTTCTTCACAAGTTCAGCAATTACTTTGTCATCATACTCAACTTTTTCTGATTCAAGTATGGATTGAATACGCTTAAAGAATGATCCTGCCATCTTTTGTTTCTCACCATTCTTCATACCAAATTCAATCACTGCACACCGTGAGTGCAATGGTTCGATGATACGATTTTTAAAGTTACAAGTAAAGATGAATGAACAGTTACCTGCAAACTCTTCAATCGCATTACGAAGTGCTGGTTGTGTTGAGTTTGGATTTAGATAGTCTGCTTCATCAATGATGATGACCTTACGGCCACCAGCCAATGACATTGATGATGCATAGTTTTTTATCTTGTTACGAAATACATCAATACCTGATTCGTCAGAACCATTGATCACCATGTAATCGCAACCGATTTCGTTGCACATCGCCTTGGCTATCGTGGTCTTGCCTACACCCGCTCCACCAGTCAGTAGAAGATTTGGTATCTGCTTTTGATTGACGTACTCCTGAAATGGTACCTTCAATCGTTCTGGCAGGATACAATCTTCTACTGTTTGAGGGCGATACTTTTCTGTCCACAGAAGATGTTCCATGAAAACCTTTCACATAAATCATAATATAAAATAACAATCAGTCTTTTTGATTCAGAATCGCAACTACTTCAAGGTATGGTTCTTTGACATGCCAGTCTGTACCATTAACACCAAAGATAACTGTACGCATCTGTAATTTGGCATCTGCATCGGGTTGAATCAATTCAAATACTGATGCCACAATATCCGAATTGATAGCAATGGATTCACCATCAAAAGATGGTGATGCATTTGTAAACATTTTCATTGCCATGATTAAGCCTTTGTGAAAGTTGAACCAGTTTCATTTGCAATCCAATACTGAACATCGGATGTTGTATGTTTAAAATGAGAAACATTCTTGGAAGATATTTTAACCATATATCCACCAGAAATTAATTTCAGATTTTCTGTTTTAAATATCATACGATATTTGTTTCCATTACCTTTACTGATTTCTAATGATTCTGTGTGTGCAGCATCATTTGTGGAATCAAATGTTGTAATGAATATCTTTTGTCCGTCAGACTCAACAGCAATCTGAGGTGAAGATAATACGTTTGCAGTTCTCATGATCCAATCAAAATCTTCTGCTGAAAGTTCAAAAGAAATTTCTGGGTCAGGCATTGCCAATGGTTTTTCTGGTGGTGTAACAATCATATTCGCAGCACAGAAGCGATACTTGATTTTACTGCGACCTTTTAGACCAGAGATAAGAACACTATTATCTTCAAAGTCAATTGTTGGCTCTTCTTTATGAAGAGTTAGAATAGAAAGAAAGTTGTTCAGGTCATAGACACCAAACTCTGTTGGAATTTCTTCAGAGATTGTTGCTTCTGCCATAACATTTTTGTGTGGTGAGACTGTACGAATAGTCTTACCTTTTTTGAAAAGCATACCTTGATTGATTGAAGCGAAGTTCTTCAATACACCCAATGTGTTGTTTGATAATTTCATCAGTTACTCCATAATTAAGTTTGTTTTTCACTTGCAGAATATAGTATATCATGTTCATACAAAAACATCAAGCAGCAAATTGCATGTGCTAGATGATGTTTGCCAGATTCAGGATCAATTGCTTCACCTTCTTGGTATGCCCACATGTGTCGTTGTGTTGCATCAAAGTATCGGTTAAGTGAATCAGGAACATGTTTCCAATTGTTTGGTTCATATTTCTCAGCACCGAATGTCAGAACATCTGCGGCCGCTTTAAGTGCTAATGGTGGTAAAAGACCATAACGGATTTTACCACCATCAAATTTACGACCACCAGTTGTTGCTGTTTGAGATGCCTTGACAGCATCCTTGTCCATTACAGTTTACCGGTGTACTGAGCAACTGCTGGCATATTACCAGTGAATGCGTAGGTACCGATATGCTGTGTTCTCATCCATGGGCATAAGAAGATTTGACCACCCATCTTGCGCCACATCTGACAGAACATGTAATCCTCTGATAGATAACGATCAGAACCACCACCAACAATTGATTCTTTGGTGTCAATTACCGTATCAAAGTAGGCATGAATGTAACGTGATCCATCAAAGTGTGCTTGACCAACGTGATCTGGTTTGTAACGGATCGTAGGATATTCTACTGCCATCTTATCAAAGACTTCACGTTTGATCATCATATGACCCGTACCAATTTCCATAACTTCTAATGGTTCTGAAACTTGGAACTGTTGCGTACCTTTGACAACGTTAAACACATATTCGCCAACAAGATTCTCAAGTTCTTTGGGATTCAAGTCTGGATTCTTACGTGCGGTTTCTGCAATGTTACCCCAGTTGATAGATTTCTTAGGGTAAGGACCACCAACAACATCTTTATCAAGTGCCATCAGTGCTACGATATCGTTCGGATCAAAGTGAATGTCTGAATCGATAACCAACATGTGTGTGAAGTCTGTACGAAGAAACTCATCTACCAGATAATTACGTGCTCTGGTAATAAGTGATTCGTTAAAAAGGAAGGAGAATTTTACTTCAATGCCGTAACGCATCATTACGGTTTGTAGATCAAGACAAGATTTCACATACAGTCCATGTGACATACCACCATACATCGGTGTTGCTACGAACAGTTTATTCTTTCTCAATTCTTCAACGTTTACTTGTATTTGCATAATTTATCCATAAAAAAAGAGTAGAGACACATAATATATATGTCTCCACTCCGCAAAGTTTCAAACTATTTTAGGCAAATGCACGTTCGCCTTGAGCACGAAGTGCCGCAATTCCTGCAGCAACTACACGCTTAGTTGGTGCACCTAAACGGTAGAAAGAAACTTTCTCACCGCTGGTATTGATGCGACTATTCAAGTAGATCGCATGACCATCATTACGCAAATCGTTAATGGTTGCCGATGGGTTTGCAATACCAAATTGGGATTGCATTTTGTTCGGTGTTAGTGTGTTGTAACCATCTTCTTTAGAAAGGTATGCAAGCACTTTTTGTTTAGCTGACTTCATTCAAAAACTCCATAAAATATGACTGCATTTTAAAATCATTACAGAGGCAGTCTTTCTCCGCAATTCGATTCTATGTTATAAGTATAACACTCCCTTGCGGGAGTGTCAAGCGTTTATGCGGCAATTAACTTCTTTGCAGGTCTATTGCCTTTAGACTCATTGTATTTGCGGCAAACCAATTCAAGATTATCCAAGGTAGTTTTACCACCTTTTGAATAAGGTATCACGTGATCAGCTGCCCACAAATCGTGGTTATTAATTTCATCTTCTGAAATAATTTTACTTGTACGAGGACATACACCACCTTGTTTCATCCATGCTTGATATCTCTGCACTGGTGTAAACAATCTCTCAGGATCAACATCAGTAACGATACCTTTTGGAATCTTCGCAAAATCTTCTAAGATGATTTCGAAACGAGCAGGTAAAAATATTGATGAAGCCGCAGAACCTGTTGCATTGTAGTTTAGTTCAGTACCATTTTGCAAGGTAACAATTTTGCGGTCAACATTAGCAACACGTTTGTTTTCTGTTGCCATAAACCATTTGAAGAATGATTTCTCATCTAAGATTTTAATTTTCTCTTTGTTGATATAGCAAATTAACATAAAGAAGTTGGTCAAAGTTGAGGTATCTTTGAAACCTTTGTCGGCATATTTCTCAATCAACGTAAGTGCATCAGAAATATTTTTCTGTCCACCTTTTTTTAGAATATGTGTCCAAACGGTAGAGTTATCTTCATATGCCTCAAATTTGTCTTTCTTAGAAATGCCATGAGAAGGACCATAAGTGGAACATACACTTAAATTAACAAGTTGTTCATCACGTTTCAAACGGAAATTACCATTACGGAAAATATATTTGAATGCGTTTGCATGTTTCTCGGATACTTGACGGATATATTCAGCAAAAGGAACAAGAATCGCATTACGAATTTCTTGGTCGTTCAGTGCAAAACCATCATTGATATTGATAAACAAACGGGATAAATCTTCTCTTGTAGCAATAACATATTCACAAATTGTAACAGTTACATTATTACGAATGTGATCTTTTAATGCCTTAGGGTGTGTTTTGAATGTGTTATTGTTGTTATTAATTACAACAGGTAAATCTGGTAAATCATATTGTCCATTTTGAATGGCAACTTCTCCATTCAAGTATTTGAAAATTGTTTGTGTACGATTGTTACCATCAATAGCAATTTTGTCATATCCCATTTGAGAGAAATTGCTAAAGTATTCATGATCAAGGGTATCTTCAAGAGCTTGTTTTAAGCATTCATCAATATTAGCAACAATGATTTTAGATGGTGCTTGACCAGTAATCAATGAGGTAATGTAACGTGATTCTTGGTTTTTGTCCCAACAAGCACTGCGATTAAAAGATTTGTCTAGGACAGTTTTGTTGCGGAAGGCCGCAATTTTGTCACTTATCAAAGGGTATTGGCGATCAATACCAAGGGTTACTTTATTAACTTTCATTATGTTTCCTTATATAACAAGGGTTTAAAAATTGTTCTCATATCATAAGAACAGATTACATTATGACAGAGGTCTAAGCCTCTGTCAAGTTTAAAATGGAACTTCTACCGATGGGTCTGTTACTTCTGGTGCTGGTGCAGGTGCTGTTGGATCCACACCAGAATCAATCTTGGTATACAGATCAAGGAAAGTAACCTTGGTATCAGTATCAAAACGATTCAAGCAGAACTGAATTGCTTTCAGTTTGTCACCAAAAATACCGTAGGTCTTTACGATATGTACCAAACGGCGGGTTGAAATAACCTCATCACAACCACCTTCATCAAAGGTGCTACGAATTACGGTTGCCCATGTTACCAGTTTGTCGGCAAAATCTTTATCTTCTTTACCAACAGATTCTAATTCTTTGGCAACAATCTTTTTCTCAACCGATACTGGTGCCCATTCCTGTTCAAACGTATTTGGAAAACGCTCAAGGAACGCTTCATTCAAAACGTTGGTGAACATGTAGCGACCATCTTCTGAACCTTTACCTTTGGTGTTAGCGGTAGCAAACACAGTAAAACCGGCAGCAGGAGAAATTAACTCATTCTTTTTCTTTAGTAAGAATGGTTTGCCTTCAAATACACGTTGCAAACAGGACAGGTTGTTAGAACCATAATCAATCTCATCAATACACAACACCGCACCTTGGCGGGCAGCCAGTGTAACCGGACCGTCACGCCATTCCATCTGACCGTTAATCAGAACATAGTTACCAAGTAGGTCGCCTTCATCGGTATCAGGTGTCATTGATACGCAAACGAATTTACGTTTTGCCTTGGCACAAGCCTGCTCAATACTCATGGTCTTACCGTTGCCGGAGGGACCAGTAATGAATACGGGGAAGAACTGTTTTGATTGTATAATTGACAACACATCCTCAAAGTTACCAAAAGGAACATAGTTGTCATATTTGAAAGGTACCAAGTCCTTAGTCTCAAGGTCTGTTATCACATTTGCAATACGATTGCCAGAAGGCGCTGGAGGTGCTGCCATTGGTATCACTTGAGCAACCATATTGATCGCTGCTGGAACAGGCGTTGGAGACTGCACCGGTACACGGTATAGACCACGTTTAACCTTGTTTTGTTCGTCATTGGTGAACCAGTAGGGTATTGCAAGACCTGCATCACTTGCAATTGTTTTAATATCTGTTAAACTGACAACATCTTTGCCAGTTGCAATTAATGCATCAAGAAATACTTGACGCTTCTCAGAACGACTTGTCATAATATAAACTCCATTTCACAATAGGAACTACCATTATAAAGAATAACCACCACTTTGTCAAGTGGTGGTTTGTTATCAAACTGCTATCTGTGTTATAAATCTTGAAACTAATACTCGGTTGATTTGTCGTGCTTTGTTGAATTTCATAAATGCTTTGGTAAGGTTTGTTGTTGTTGCCTTACCTGATACCTCAAACGATTCATCATCAATTGACAGATCATTACCAGCAGGTAGAATATAGAAAGAATCATAACCTACATTTTTTGATTCAAGGTACTTTTCTTTTTTCAATTTCTTTACGTGTTTTGTAATCACTTCAATTGTTTGATGATACACACCACGAACCGCATCCAACTCATCATTAAACAAACGGCGTTTCAATGCTGCCTTAGCATTAGAGATTGGTGTCAAATAGAAACCAACAATCTTGGTACCGGTTGTTTTCTGAAGCCATTCACATATACCTTCACGAACATCATCATCACTTACTTTCAAATTCACTTGCACTTTATTTTTCTTATCTACCAGAAAAACGTTTTGACTGGTAGTTGAAAAATAAGTTTTTTTGTCACCATTAGAAGCATGAGCCCAGATTATAGAATCGGCATCACCATCATGGACAATTGTAGTATTCACAATGTCAAGATTATTAACACGGCGAAACTCTTTGATAATTGGTTGCATAGCAATCAATGCTTCAGACAATGGCGTGTTTGATAATGCATCACACTGTGGACGAAAGAACTTACCTGGTGCACCGTAGCGGTGTGCCCATCCGTTCATCAAACAAAGAATATTCTTTACTGATTTTGAAAACTCCACATTACTCATTTTAGAATTAATCATCTCACGAAGATAAACTTCTGAACAATGAATTTCACCCTCATTTTCAGTAAAGCAACCTGAACTGTCACCTTTTACATAGTTACCTTTTTCATCAAAGTCACTATTTCGTTCATTTGGATAATCCATATCACGTAGACCACGGTGATTGCCAAAACCGTATGCTGTAAAAGGAATATTTACTTTACGGCAGAACATTGCAAGGATAAGAATCTGTTCGTATGATGCCGCAAGATTACCTGCCATTGAACCAGACTTATCCAACAACAACATCATGCCATGCGATTTGCCTTTAGGAACACGCATAATCTTTTTGAAAATACTATCGTCAATCTGGTACTTGTAAATTTTGTTTACGTCAATGTCACCAGTCTCAGACACTTTTGCTTTTGCAAACTTAGATGCCGCCTTACGCATTTCAAATTCTTTTGCTAACAAAGAAATATAACGTTCATTCTTTTTACGGAACTCGGTGTACAATTCATTTGCCATATTGCTATACGATACGGTGCCACATTGACCAACAAATGCTTCGGTCAATAATTCTTGAACACGTTTGGCAGGTGTAACGATACGATCCAGATTAGGTGTAGGAATATTTAAATACACATACTCACGTGCTTTGGCTGCAATTAATGATGATTCATTTTTACGGAAGTTATCATCAGTTTCGCATGTTGGTTCAAAGTCCTCATCAGTGCCAGTGGATTCTTTATTACGGTTAATGATATCGGACATTTCATCATTCTCATCATCATATTCACCGTCATTATCATTTTGCTCTTGGCCTTTACCTTCAGACTCTTCACCATCTTCATTAAGGTCGCCTTTGGACTTACCTTCTTCATCACCTTCACCGTCAGTTTCGGTATCACCGTCACCGTCACCGGTATCAGAATCATCACCGTCATCAGACTTTTCAAAACTATAATCGTATTCTTCAGATAATAAAATTTCTTTCTGTTCTTTTTTAGAATAGTCCCAAATCTCACCAGTAACACGGAGAACATCATCCCATGTTTCACATTCTTTAACTTTTTCAATCATCACCAATTCATCTTTGGTGAATTGAATTTCATGAGTGTAACCAGACTTGGTGAAAATATTCAATCGGTCAATAAATGACATTGTATTAATGTCACGGTCTTGAATGCCAAAAAAGTTGCGCTTCATCAATTCATTATAACCTTTGATGAATGATGAACGTAGACCTGGATACCGGCGTTTCTGACGCTTCTCAATTCGTGCATCCTCAACCACGTTTAAGAACCCTTTATAGTTCTTACCCATAGAGTGTACTGCATCATGCCAACCATCGGAAGGAGTATCTAAGGCGTGACCAACTTCATGACCCATCAACAGGTCATACAGGTCGCCTGACATATCTTCCCAGATAGGACAGTATAGTACACGATTTTTAGGATCAAATGCTGCGGTAGGAATTTTTTGGTGTTGTATTGTTAGATTTTCGGTCGCCAGTAGTTTGGCCAGACCAGACTTTTGATTTTGAATGTTACTCATTTGACAATCCCGTTATCAGTGAACAACCAGTATATCAGAGGTTTGGACATCTGTCAACCCGATATCCTCTAGTGCCTCGGCAATTATATCTATACCGAATCGTTCTATTGCATTTTTGATATCGGAAACTGCAGCGTAGTATTCTAACTCTTGCAATTCTGCAAACTGTTGCAAACTTGACATCTTCTTCTCCTAATTAATCAATATACGGATTATCTCATAGGTGCCGCAGTTTGTCAAGTGTTGTCAGATTATTAACGTCCGATCTGTGATAGGTATTTATTCTTGGTTTCTTCCCAGTTCATATAAATCAAATCATCAAGGAACAAAATGTCTTTGGATACTTTATCCTTTTTCTTTAAGAAACCGATACGACCACGTGCGTGTTTCTCTTTCCAAATTTTTACAAGAGCTTCATAACTAGAATCAAACTTCTTAACCAGTTGACCTTCTTTAATTTCTCCACGCAAGAACTCATTTGTGTTGGTATATAATTCACTAAAGTAAATACCACGTGCATGATCTGAACGAATCAACTCTTTTGGAATTTTCATCTGTGCATAAACAAATTGTAATGAACGATTCTTGTGATCACGTTTGTATGGTTGACCAGTTGATTTTGTTGCAACATACCATTCAAAGTATTTACGTGTGTGTTTAGATTTTAACCAATCACGAATCAAATAAATTGTTTCTCTTTCAGGTTCATACGATACGGAACCTGCGGTGAAACCCATCTTATCCCAATAATCCAAACCATCATACTGAGATAAACCACCTACCTTGGTGTTTCCATACAATGATGTGGTTGTAACACCAACCATGATATCACCATATTGTTCTTTCCATAAACGTTGAACTTCATCTGAAAGACACAACAACGATAAGAGTTTACCACCAACGTAATTGTAACCAAGTGGTTGTGTTGGTACAATTGATGAACCGATACCTGTGTGGTTAATCATACCACCTTGTGTCTTTAATGTTCTATCCCAACCAATATGTTTGTCACGTGGTGTCAAGTCAAGAAAGTCGGATGAAATTGTAACTACACCAAGATATTTATTTGTCTTATTGTCTTTTACAATGAAGTGAAGATTTCGGCCAATATTACTGTTATTACGACCGTTTGTAATGAAACTCTTTAAGGCATTACAACGAACAGACAACTCTTTGTTTCGTTCAATGTTATATGATACTACTGAACCATCAATACCTTTCTTAGAACCTTTACTTGAATCGTCTGTATATTCAAGCACTGGTTCTAAGTCCATGTAATCATCCACAGATTCAGGAATCCAAATATTACTTTTAGCTTCAGCAATATATTTTGCTTGTACAGGATCCGTCAAGAAACATTCTTCTGCACCAAACAATGTGTTCACCGTTTCGGTAGGAAACTTAGTATGAATTTCGTGCCACTTCTGATACAGTGTATACTCTTTAACATCCATTGCAGAAACATATGTTAATTCTTTAATCATACGTTCACGCAAGGCATTTTCGTCAACAACAGGCAACGAATCAGGAGTATTTTCTTCTAAAAATTTTGCCCATTGTACTTCTACATCATCTATTTTGGCCATTTTTTGCTTTTCTCACAATTGTTTTTACGGTTTTCTTTTGTTTTTTTCTTGCCATCTGTAACGCAACTGGTTTGGCATAAGTAACAAACTTGATACCGTTTAAGTGATCTAGTTCGTGTAGAAAACATTGAGCACTTACACCTTCAAGTCTACCTTCTTTAGTATTACCAAACTCATCTGTATATTCTACATCAATCCAGTCTGGTCTGTCAATACTTAAAAATAAACCTGGATAAGAAAGACAACCTTCTCTGTTCTTAACGGCAGTTTCGGATTTCTTTATTACTTTTGGGTTTATACAAACCATTTGAAATTCATCTGTGCCAATAACAAACATTCTTTCTGACACTCCACATTGATTGGCAGATAATCCAATACCACCATACAATTTCATGGTCATCTTCAATCGCTTTGATAATGTTACCATACTTGGACTAGGAAAACCACCAGTATATTCTGGCATTACAGTAAGTAACATTGGATAATCTTCACCAAATAATGGTAATGGATCAATCTTTTCTGTTGTTTGTATGCCTGCTGTGGTATCAATCGTTAGTATTTCACTCATTTTTCTAGTACCCATTCTTCAGCAAAGTTTTCTGCTGATTCTAAATTAACAAAAGATGCTGTATATCTTGCACCAAAACCATCAGTGCAGTTCACAATATATTTTTTCGTTTCTTCTTCCAGGAATACGACCGATTTACGATCTCTATCCATGTGTCCACTTATCTCTATCATTTTACTATCCTTGAAAAATTCTTTACCTTCTCAAATCTAATTGTGTTTGCAAATTTATCTTGAAGTATATCACCTTTGTGACTGATAACAAATAAATTTACATCCTCAAGACCGTGTAATATCTTCATCAATTCTTCTGTACCTGTAGTATCTAAAGACGAATCAAACACCTCATCAAGTATTAATAGATTGGTACTGGATGAGTTCTTCAACTTAGCCACTGCACGCCATGTCAACATCAATGCCATATCAATACGTTGTTTCTCACCTTCAGAGAAGTTATGGTAACTAAAGTCATCACGGTGTCTAGACTTAATTGTTTCTTTAAACGACTCATCAAGGTTGAAGTTGACAAAGAAGTCCAAAGAAGCAAGATACTTGTTCACCAACTTGTTTATGATTGGTAAGTATTGCTTGATAATCTTAGTCTTGATACCTGAATCACGAAGCAAAGATGCCGCAGTATCATAATAAGATTTCTCTTCAATCAAATTTCTTAGATCATTTTCTGTTGTTGTTATCTGTTCTTTCAATATCACCAATTCATTTGTATCAGCATCTTCTTGAATGGTGTTTAAGTCTGCAATTTGTTTTTGAAGTTTTGCAATTACTGATTCTAGTCCTGCTTTACCAGTTTGTTTGGTTGCAAGTTCAATTCGTATTGTGTGTAGTGTCTGTTCATCAGAACGTAATTGAACCAATGTAGTTTCATGTTCTGATATCTTTGTTTGAAGTTCTGTTAGACCACTAACAAGTTCCTGCTCCTTTGATAATAGGTTGCCCAAGTGCCCTTCTTTAAACTCCACGGTAATGGCCTGCCTACACGTTGGGCAATCAGCATTGTGTTCATAGAACTCTCTATCTGTTCCCACTTCGGATATCTTGCTTTCAATTTTAGATTCAATTTTTTTAAGCGCAGTAATCTTTTTTTCATTTTCAGGAATTTTCTTGCAGAGTTCGGCATATGCTTCTTTCTGTCGCTCCAGATCGTCAATCTCTCCACATAGGGTGCGTATGGTTTCTCTGCAACTTTGTATCTCACTCTCATATTCTTTCACCTTTACATCTTTATCTTCGTTAAGTTTATCTTGATACTCTTTCTTCAACTGATACCGTTGTTTGATTAATTCTATTTCACTTTTCTTGAGTGTAGTGTTCTCTTTGTTGATACTCATTCTTTCTTTTACCAAACTATTCATGGTAGAAAAGATTTGAATGTCTAACAAGTCCTCAATAATGGAACGACGATCTGATGCCGACAACTGCATGAATGGAACAAATGATGCTGAACCAAGTATGACAATCTGAGTGAATGACTTGTAGTTTAGTTTGATAATGAATCGTTCTAAGTATTCTTGATAGTCTCTTGATGCGGCATCTTGATTAACTAGAACACCATCTTGGTATATCTCAAAAATATTCGGTTTAATACCACGAACAATCTTATATTCTTTATTACCTACACTAAACTCAACCTCAACTACACAATCTTTACCATTGATTGAGTTTAATAAGTTAGGTTTGTTTATGTTACGAAATGCTTTACCAAACAAAGCAAAGCACAACGCATCCAACATGGTTGATTTACCTGAACCATTAGAACCAACAATCAATGTGTTGGCATTACTGTTCAGTTTTATTTCGGTAAAATGATTCCCGGTGGAGAGAATATTCTTCCACTTGAGTGTTTTAAATAGTATCATTCAGTTTCAGTATTGAGTGCTTCAACATAAAGTTCACGCATAAGACCTTTAAGTTTATCACTTTCTACATTCAATGTCAAGTTATCAATGTATTTGGAAAGAATCGTCATCGTATCTTCTGCCTGATCAATTAAGTCTTGATCGGCATCAGCGTTCAGATCGGTAAAATCTTCAACGATGGAAATGTCAGCAGCACCTGCCTTGTATAGATTATCAATTACCATATCAAATAAAAATGGATTATTTTTGTTTACTACCACAACTTTGACATATGCACCTTCATACACAGAGTAGTCAAATGTTCGGTATTGTTGTGCCATGTTTTCTAACGAATCATCATAGTTTATTTTAAAGAACATGCGATATGGATTCTTAATAAATTCCATCTCACGTGTATGTGTATCAAAGATATGAAATCCACGTGGATCATTATAATCAACCCACGTGATTTCATTTGGTGTGCCAACATAGAAGATGTGACCATCATCAGATTTGTGATGAAAGTGGCCACTCAAAACGATATCATATTTGGATAGTTTATCTTTTTTAAGTCCACCTTCATGCACACTTACTGCATCCATCTTAAAGCCATCAATTTCAAAATGACCAAAACAGATTTGTGATTTACTTTGTTTTATCTTATCAAGGATTTCAACTTCATTATCATCACATAACCAAGGCACAATATCAACATCAATCCCGTCAAAGTTAAGTGTAGTAAAAGAATTACATACAGTAACGTTGTCATACTCGTTTAGAAGTAATTGTGATGAGTTAACCTGTAAGGTGTTTTTGAATGCAACATCATGGTTTCCCAACAGTGTAATGAACTGTATACCATATTCTTGTAATTTCTGGAAGAAATATTCACGGCACAGATATAATGAGTTGAAGTTAATAAACTTCCTACGGTCAAATAAATCACCGAGCTGTACCACAGTGGTAACATTGTGTTCCTTTAAATATGGAAAGAATATGTTCGTATAGAACTTCTCTACGTATTTATGGAAATCTAATGAGTCACCTCTCATTCCAAAATGAGTATCACCAAGAATACATATTTTCATAATTACTTTTTAAAGGTAGTTAGTGCTTTGTTTAAAGCCTCTTTTAAAGAACTCATTCTCTCAAATGCAGGTATAACACATGTACTACGACCTGCTCTTGTTGCTTTGGCAAACTCATCTTCTGTAAACCATTTTGCATCATCTAGATTCATTAAAGATGCAAGTTCACGCATAGTAATTGAGCCGTCATGTACTAAATTGTATGCACCATAAGGTGCATTTTCTAATACTAAATCACATGCAACATCAATCGCTTCATCTAAGTGTGTAAGACTGTTTTGACCTGAATCATATAGTTTAGCATTCTTTGCATAGTTATACACTTTAGTGAGATAATTTTTTGACTCATCAACACCAGTAAATGGCATACGAATTCTAAAAATTAATCCTTTGTCTTTGAGATATGAGTCACTAACTCCCTTACTGACAGAGTAAATACTTCCAAAAAAGTTTGGTGTGGCATTCACATCTTCAATAATACCTGTATAGATACAACCACTTGAAAAATGAGCAAAACGAACACCATGCTTTTCACATTCCTGTTGTAATAGAATTGGATACACCGCATTGCCCATCACTGTTCCGTTTCTATCATTCTCACAAGCATCAACATTTGGAATACCAGTAACGCCAGCACAATTAATTACAACATCATATTCTTTCAAATAACGAAAAGCATCAATGTGGCTGATTATATGAGCCTCATAACGTTTTGTATGTAAATTATTCAGGACTTTATATCCAGTCCATCCTCTTCCAATAACTAATATTTTCATATGACTATTCTACATCATCTTCTAAGAAAGATTCAAGCCCTTCCGACTTCTTTGCCTTTTTCTTTTTCTTGTTTTCTTCAAAATTAAAGATGAACTCCGATATGTTGTCGTACAATTCAAACTGTTTCATATTACCGTTTTCATCCTCAAACATTTCACCTTCATCTAATAACCCAAACTGTTGGGTTGCTTTATACTTTACATACAGTTGTTTCTTCTCACGCATAATTCTACGTAGAAAGGCATAGTAAATTATCTGTGTAAAGTAGGCAAATGGATTCTTAGATTTGGCTGGATCAAAGTTACGGAAGTACATGATACAGTTCTCTACACCATCAGAGATCATCTCATCTCGGTAAGTATAAGAGATAAAGTTTGGTTTGCGTGACAAGTGTTCAGCAATCTTCAGAAAACATTCACCAATATAGTTTGGTATATTTGGTTCAGGTTTATCTGATTCTTTTGCTTTCACACAGTCCTCATGATACTTGATTAGTGCTGCCAGAAAGTCGGCGTTGTTTACATAGTGTTTTTGTGTGCTCATTTTTAAATTTACGTTTTTAATGTTTTAACCCAATCGGAACAAATTCCAAAAGGATTTAACTTGACAGCATCTTCTAACTTAATTTTATATTCTGGCATAACCATAATACAATTATTACCAACTGGTGTTTTTCCTGGATATGCCCAAACATAATTTTTACTAGTCAAAGTATAATCGTCTGTATCGTGCCAGAAAGTGTGTAAATTATTTTCAAGACAGACCTCAAAAGATTGCCTGTCTTTACCATGAATCCAAAGATAATCACTACGAGATTTTAACCAATCAATATCAATCTGATATTGTGGTGCATCATGGCCAAGAAATAGTTTACCATTATGAGTTCTTAAATCAACCTCAACATCATATTTTTTTTCTATAGCCTTATCAATATAATTAGGATCGTTTTCTAAATTAGGCATCCGACCGTTGATATTGCCTCGGTGTGATATAATTCTCATTTGTAATTTCTTAAAAAGTAATTTAAATCTTCTGGTGTTCCCAATCCCCACATCTTTTCAATTTGTTTTAGACGAATTTTTTTACCATCAGCAATTGCTTCATTGAATGCTGGACAAACATAGAACTCGTTGTTTGTTCTAATATTTTTTTCAATCATTTGTTCAGCATATTTAACATAATCTGATCCTTTTTTCCAAAAATATATACCAACTGTTGCATTATCTGAAATTGGATTTTTCTCAGCGACTTGTTCAACAAAACCTTTTTCATTCAGTTTTGCATAAGACCATTTAGGATGCATTGATTTAAAAGATAAAATACCACCATCAATATCGTCAGCCGTGAATGCGTATAAACATTCATTTGAATCCCACTCGACAAATTGATCAGAATTTGCCAAGACTAGTGGGTTATGATTGTTTATAAAATCTTTTGCCAATAAAGTAGTACAAGCCGCACCTTCTGTTAAACCATCTACTTGAATGATATCACATCCTGGCGCAATTAAATTTAATATTGATTGAAGATTGTATTTTTCATAATGATCTTTTTGAACTAGAAAAATATAATGAGCATCAATGTTTAGGTTATCGACAACAACCTGAATCATTGGTTTACCATTTATGTCAATTAATGGTTTGGGAAATGTATATCCTGCTTGTGCAAATCTGCTACCCGCACCAGCCATCGGAATTAAGACATTCATTTTTTTATTTCTCCATGGTACACTTTTTGTTTTTTCCTGTTTTTCAAATTCATCAATCATTTCTAAAAAAGTATTATCATTTAGTTCATAAGCGTCTTTGACTGGGTATAAATGAGCGCCAGAGTTAATTGCACCTTCACGACCAATGTGACTATCTTCTACGATGATAGTATCTTTCGGTAAAGACTGCATGGCTGTCATACACTTCCAATACATTTCAGGAAATGGTTTTGGATTAAAAACATCTTCATTGCTAACGATGTAATCAACATGACGAAGAATGCCAACGGCATCTAGTGCAATTCGTATTGTTTCTCGAATGCTATTTGAAGCAACCGCAACTTTCCATTTTCTTCGTTTTAACTGTTTTATGATAAATTCAATAGAAGGATTTTGTGGTGCTTTAGGAATCAAGTCAAATGTAGCCCGTTGTTTATCTTGCCAAATTTGATTAAACTTCTCTGTTGGTAAACCTTTTTCTGTTGCCAACAAATTTAGTTTCTTGGTTGTGTTCAGACCATCATATTTTGAAAGATGCTCTTCACGACTGATAATATATTGTTCACCTACTTTACTTAATGCTTCATTCAGAGCATCATAATGTAATTCACGGGAATCAATAATAACACCGTCAAGATCAAAAATAACTAATTTATTCATTTTTATTCATTTTCTATATTTGTTTAACCACGTTTTGCTGATATGCTCTGTGTGAATTGTTTCTGTAGAAACATCTAAACATCTGTTCATTAGATCATGCAAATTTCCATCTAAAGTATTCTCAAGAACATTTACGCCACATTGTTTTGCAACTAATCCATAAACTCTTTCAGAAAGTTGTTGATCATATTTGTTTGCCGGTTTTAAAGATTTATCTAAGTTTTTATCCAACATCATATCAACCATTTTACGTTTAATAAAAAAGTTGGGACCGAAAACACCACAATAGAAAGTGTTAGAATCAATAGAAAGTTTTACAAAATCACCAAGCATTTCATTAATTCGATTGATGAAAGGTAGACTCTCAGTTCTCATATGATTGCTCATTGAATTTTCAAAGAAATTGATAAAGCAATAAAACAGTTTTTCCGATTCTATCAAGTCATTTAAATCTTTTTTCAAGATGACAGAATCCTGTAACAGGACATACCAATCTTCTTTATACTGTTTTGTCGCATACCAAAAAGCACCAGACTCATAATTTACATTATTAATATCAGCAAAAATTATATCATATTTTTTTAACTTTTCAACATATGATTTATCATCTGACGCAGAATCCACTACTAAAATTTTAGTTGATGGATATAATTGTCGTATTGATTTTACAGTTTCCTCAATACGACACATTGAATGATATTTACAAGCAATAATAAACATTATTAATTTTAGTGTAATTTATTTGGGTTTACGTTCTTGAGAAGTTGATCAAGTTGTTCTTCTGTCAAAAGACTATCATCTTCTTCATCATCAACTTCACCTGTTTGATCTCTTAAAAGTTCTGCAATCATATCTTCAGACTTTTCCATCTCAAGCAAAGTCTTGATTACAAGATTTTCATAATACTCCACCATTGATTCTTTAGGATCAATAATAGTAATGATATCTGAGTTATATACCAATGCGCTATTATCTTTGATAAGTTCTACTGGTAACCACGGCATCATCATTAACATAGTTTGACCTGTGGGCATACGGCGATAGATCAACCTCATTGGATCTTCAAGAAGAACTGTTTCTTCTTGTTCTTCACCTACCATAGATGCCATAATATCTTCACCAGTCTGCATTCTTATAATTTTTACATTATGCATTCTTGACCTCTATAGTGTAAAACTTATATTTGAACTTTTCTTCATCGTATATCTTAACACGTTCCTGTAGATGAATCAAGGTAAAATTAACATGTTTGCCTATACGAAAATCGTCTGCTATATCATACAGAACTGCCTCAGTTTTGTTCTCACCTATTCTAAGACCACGACCTATTGACTGTAAATTTCTTACTCTTGATTTGCTCGGAGAAGCAAATACGACATTATGCAAATGCCGTATATTAATGCCGGTACTAAAAGTGCCGTAAGAGGCAACAATGATTGCGTCATTTTGTTTTTCTGTAATCTCACGAACTTGCTCACGGACTTCAACGTCTGTTCCACCATACACAAAGAAAACGTGGCGATTACCAGCTTTTTCTTTAATGAGTTTGTGTAGTATCTTTCCATGTTTTTCCACCAAATTAAATAATACAAGTGAGTTACCTTCTAATGATAATACCAAATTTCGGATAAATTCATTTCGTGCTGCACTGCTGACTATGTAGTCTATCTCAGATTGATAGTCCCAACCACGTGATAGTTTACATACTTCTTCTGGATATTTTAATACTAAGCATTTGATTTTAAAATCTGCTAACTGTTTATTCTCAATCAGTTCGGCAGTGGTAGTAGATTGATATAATGGACCAAACAGACCTTCTAATACCAACTTGTGTGTTTGTGTGCCGTCTACTGTACCTGTACAACCAATTCTATATTTTGCCTTAGTCAGACCAGTCATGATAGTTGTTAATGACTTTGCTTTAAACTGATGTGCTTCATCACCTAAAACAAAATCAAACTGTTCAAAGTATTCTGGTGGGTTCTTATAGATTGATTGCCACGTGGTAATTGTCAAAAATTTATCTGTTACTTTGTCTTTACCTGAGTATTGACGGTGACAATTATTTTCTGAATCGTATCCATATGTTTTAAAATCAGAATACATTTGTTCTACCAATGATGTAGTAGGAACAATCAATAAACCTTTTTTGTATTCCTTAGACTGCAAGTACCTTAGTATAAGGTACTGTATTAAAGACTTACCTGAACCTGTTGGTGATAGTAAAAGCATCCTTCTATTTCTTACGGCAGTAATGAATGCTTTTACTTGATATTCTCTTACACCTTCTGTTATAATGCTGGTGTCCAATTGAAGTTGATCTATAAACTCCTTAGCCTCAGTAACAGAAAAGTTCTCTGTAACGTTCACGGCAGAATCAATCTCTAGTTTGTAGTCTCTCTCTTTGCAAAACTTCTGTATATACGGTACAAGACCATGATACACGGTATTTGTACGTAGTTCTGCAAGTCTTATTTTACCATCCCATAATCTGTTCTTGTATGCTGGCATGAATTGATAACCAGGAACATAGAATGTAAAGTAATCTGCTAGCTCTTGAGCAAGACTCTTCTCACATGCAAATCGAATGAATGCTTCGTTTTGTTTATATAAAACCAGATCAGACAATTAAACTCCTTGTATAAACTTTTCCCAATCAATGAACGATCTAAGTTGAAACGTTCTAGAGTTAAGTTCTTTTAATATAGCATTACATACTTCAACAACTTCTTCATGCATCATCTTAGATGCTAGGTACTTATTGATATCTTCATCTGCATCTAAGTATGTAGTGATGTCGGATTTGAGTGTAAATGGAAATGGTTCCCAACCATGCTTCTTCAAGTCATCATCATCTAATTTACCTGTGTAGTATTCCCACTTTAGTTTCTTCATGCGGTTATATTTAAACTCAGCATCTTTCACTAACAGTCTATGTTGTGATAGAATGTTAAGATACTTACTATGAAGTTTGGGAATATCGATTAGTGCTTTACCTGGTTCAGTACGATCTATGTTAGAATCGTCTGCCCACATTTTTAATACATCATCAAGTTTGCTCATAGTTTATCTCCTCTTTAGGAGTATATCACATTTAAATCAATTTTTCAATATCAAAATAGGTAAATCTGAATGTGGCATCAGAAGTAATAATAGTTTCTGGAGTATCGGTAGATGACATCATAAATCCGCCAAGAGAAATTGGAAACATATCAATAAAGTTAATTTTAAAATAAGGCTTGTTTGATGGGGAAAGAATAGTTACAGAACCATCTGTATATTGAGGTGTTTTTGATTCGGCTGCTGTAGTAAATCTATTTAACTGACCTAAGTTTCGGTACTCTTCATAGTCGGTTGGAAACGTCAATGCACGAAGCCAATCATGTATCTCTAACCAACCAGTCATCTCAGCATCCACCAAAAATGTAACATTCAATGTATCGTAGATTGCTTTCTCACCTGGAGCGTACAGTTCAACGAACGGATTCTGTACTGGTATCTCAGATGTTGATAGACCAGGTAGTGTTATAGTCTGACAAAAGTATTGAAGATTAGGTGCTCTTGACAAGTTCAGTGTGAACTTGTTACCTTGGAGCATGTTTGGATTGGATGGATTTCTATTGAGTGCTGTCATATGTGTATTTATAAACAAAAAAAAGAGAGTCCCGAAAGACTCTCTTTAAACCCACTCTTAGTGGTGGTTTTGATTACATCAAGTTCGTGATACCAAACGAGCGATAGTAATTGTTCACACCAGTTACGCTGATACGACCTAAACCTTGATCAGTGCCTTCGGCAAATGGGTTTGCAACCATGCCGTAACGTGTCTTGAAGCCAATCTTAGGTTGGAATGTACCTGTATCAACAGCACGAACCATTTGCAGAGGAACGTATGGGCAGTAGAACAAACCTGCGTCATAAGCATTTGTACCTTTGTAACCAACAACTGCAAATTCAGCAGTAGAGCCAGTTTGTGCATATGGATCAATGTAAACTTTGATACGACCGAAGATTGTACCAGCAAATGTATTGCCAGTGTCATCAACTGTCAACGATACTTGACCTTGTAAAGCAGATTGATAGTCAAGAATACCAGCCATTGCTAGAGCAGATGCAACGTCTGACGAGCAGATCATTACATTACCTTTACCACGACGGGTCGTCTTAGCAATTTGATTGGCTTCACGCTCAATCTGGAATGCCAAACCTTTAATCTTTTCAACCATCCAACGACCGTTTGAGTCTGTGTCTAGGTTGAATACACCTTTAGTAGTTGTACCTGCTTGTGCGCCACGCTTTGATACGTAGTAGATTGTGCGGATAACTTCACGGTTAATTTCAGCAAGAATTTCAGCAGACAAGATGTTTGCTAATTCTGTTTCTGCGTCAAGACCATGAACTGCTTTCAAGTCTTGTGCTAATTCCATTGAGTATTCTGCTTTCAAAGCACGTGTCTTAGCAGTTACAGTGACTTTCTCAATTGAGAATGCCATTTCTTGGAAAGTGTTACCAGCAGCACCGTCACCCAAGGCTTCAGCAGAACCAGTTGTCATTGCTGCACCTGGCGATGCGTTACCTAACAGAACGTCAGTAGCATTAGCAGAAATGGTCATAGAACCGGTTGCAATTGCACCGTTAGCGCCAGCAAAGTTTGTGTTTGCTTCGTTGTAGAATGCTTCAGTACCGCTTTGACTAGCGTATTTTGTACGCATTGCAAAGATCAGACCTGTAGGACCAGTCATTGGCTGAACGCCGCAAATGTCATAAGCGATCAGGTTAGGCAATGAACGGCGAACCAAACTGATTAAGATTGGATCAAAACCGGCAACTGGACCAGCTGCAGCAGCACCGCCACCGAAACCACCAGTACCAGTAAAGTTAGTTGGCGAACCTGTTTCATGCAAAATGCCTGCTTCTTTACGCATTTCTGTCAACTGGTTTTCCAGAATAACAGAAGTAACAGCACGGCGATATGGATCTTTAATTGATGGGAGGTCTGGATGATCCAGAACTGATGCCCATTTTTGTTGGCTTTCTTCGGACAAATACATTTATATCTCCTTGTTTATTTTAAATTTTTGTTTTTGAAATCGCTTGTGAAACTGCGGAAATAAATGGATCAGCACTTACCAATTTTTTCTCTTCAGCCTCTTCAAATTGCTCTTGAAGATGTGATACTTTCGCTTTCTGGATACCAGATGGGAAATAGTTTTCACGCAAGGTTTCAAGTTTCTCTACAAACTCTTCTTCTGTGGAAAAGTCTACACTTTCTGCAAGTGTTTTAATTTTTTCAACTTGAGTTGCGGTCAAACCTTCACATACTTCTACTGTCAATTGTTCTTTAATAGCTTCAGTCAAAGCTTTTTTATATTCAATGTTTATTTCAATTTCTTCATTAAGTTTAGTTTCAAGTTCTTCTACTTTAGCAGCTAACTCTTCAACTAGGTCAACTTTATCTTCTGGAACATTGATATAGTTTTCTGCAAACAGATTACGGAGACCAGCGATAAAATCTTCTGTGATTTCGGAACGCAGACCACTTTCAATAGCGATTTGATTCTCTTCCATCCACTGTTCTACTACGTAGTTCAGGTAATCATCTACCTTCTCTGTTAAATCGGATTTGATTTGCTCAACAGCTTCTTCAAGCATACCAGCATATTCAGCATCAATTTCTTCTTGAATCTGTGCAACACGGTCAATAACACGGGCTTCAAAAATGGTCGCTGCTTTGGATTTGAAGTCTTCCGAAATAGTTTGATCGTCAGCAAACAGTGCTTGAATATCATCATGCATCTGTGCTCGCATTTCGTCAATCAAATCGTAATCCAAATAATCTACATCTTCGTTAGGATAATTGCTATGTTGTTTATCAACCTTCGAAGTCATTTGTTTACCCTGAACACCAAATCTTTTATTGATAAGATTTTTGCTTCTTTGTTGTTGAGCGACATCTTGCGATGCATAACGATTTTTAGTTTCGCCCGTCACTCTGCCTTCAGCACGTTTTTTGTAAACTTTTTCAGCAGTATCTAAAGAAACTTCATCAAGTTGATTCTCTTCATCATACTCTTCATCTTCACGCATGGTGTTTTTACCAACATGGTTCTGAGTGTCTGGTGATGCAGCAGAAGGTTTAGTTGTTGGAGCAGTTGCAGACTTAACACCTCTGGTTGCATCGAGTTTACTATCCAGAGGTTTTTCCGGTGTATCACCACCTAAGTCTTGAACATTGGCGCCTTCAGGTTTTTGCATTGGCATAGCAGGTGCAGAACTCTTGCTTCCTGCAAGAATTTCGGCCGCTGCTTCCATGAGTTTGTTTGTTGCCATTGGATATCTCCTTATGATTTCTTATTTATAAATTTTAAAGTTTTGATAGGTAATTTTCAAACAGTTTCAGGGCAACCGACTCTACTTGAGCACGTGGTGCCTGACGAATTTGCCTCTTAGCATTGTCAAAATCTACTTCGACAAATCGCCCCTCGACAAACAACCATTCTTTGTTTTCCATAATTCCTTGAACGAAAGCACCAGGCGCAGATGGATCGGCAACAATATCTGCCGCAGTAGCAAGGCGCAAATCATCTTGTACTAGATTGTAACCCTCTTTGGTCATAACTACAGAACCCATAGCACGGCTGGATACACCAAGATTAACGCCAGAGTCAATAAAGTTCTTAACAATCTGACCATACGGCGTCTCCAATACAAGTGCCTTACCACGGAAAGTATTACCATCTTCTACAAGACTTACAATCTTATGTGACACACGTTCCAGATTCAATGAGGGTGTATCTGGATGTCCTAATTCACCAAGAGCACGATTGGTGTCAACATATTCTTTGTTGTAACGTGCAACTTCTTGGCGTAATGTATCCATCTTGTACATACGGTTGTTTCGATTGACTTCATCGCCAACCAGAAAACGACCTTCAATGTACATATTCTTTTTACCACTCTCTGTGGTTTCTGTGAGGTAACGTACCTCTTCGATATGTTCTTTAATTAGTTTCATATGATTGGATATCCTGTGTATGGATCAACGTTATATGTTGCTTCTTTACCTAATTCCATAATCAAAGTTCCACCAGTCGTAACAATAACGTTTGCATTTGCTGTGCGATTGTTGGAGAACACATATCCTAAATCGTCAAGGCGCATTTCACCAGTATTATGAAGAGTAACAATATTAGCACCATTACGCACAATCATAATGTTGCCATTAGTTGACCAATATAGTCTCTTAATATCATAAGCATTAACTGTTTCGGTAGTCGTATTGGCTCTTAAATCTGTGAGATTTACTGTGTATGTTCCAATACCCTCAACCCGAATAACTGAAGTACCTCTTAACGTATTATTAATTTCAATTGGCATTTTACTTTAGTCCTATAGATGCTCTTCGGCGCATTGACATCTTTCTTTTCATCAACGTGCGTCTAAGTTTTGCTCTTCTTGTTGTTTTCCACGAACGCTTTAACTTTCGTGCTTTTGCTATTCTTACTGTTGCGGGTATCTTTCGAACTGTACTACCCGATAATCTGTAACCTTTAATGCCCGATTTACGAACATTACGTTGTACTATAATTCTACCTTTTTTATTGCGACGAATGCGGCGACGAATCTTTAATACACGACCCATCTTTTGAATGTTTGGATTGCGTTTTTTAGTCGCCTCATCCAATTGGTCATCGTCTTCCCATTCTACTTCTTCAAATATTTCATCAACAACAAATGGCTTTGCTTCTTCTAACTTCTGAGCAACGATTTCATCTAAACGAGCAAAGATGGCATCACGTGCCTCATCTAGTTTAGATTGAATAATGTGATCTACAAAACTCATATGTCTTGTCAAAACTTTCTTCGGAACTTGTTAGTAAGTCTACAAACTTTTCTTTGTTCTCTTCTTCTAAACCATCGTAAGCATAAACTATACGGTTAACCATCAAAACATCAAGTTCCACTTGACTACCATCTTGTAACTCTAATGTAGTCTCTTCAGTTAATTTAACAGTTGCTCTTAGTTCATCAATAAAATTTTCTGCTTGTACAGCAGAAACATCTGCTTCAGGAGTACCAAAAGGAACGCTAAAATAACGTTTCATCTTATCGTTGTAATACAAAGCAATACGTGTACCATCTGGATACAATCTTACTGCCTTGCGTTTGATTACCAGAATGATTGGTGGCACTGGTACAAGTGGTGAATCCATTCTTGTGCCTTCTTCCAAATCTTCACGCACTGCTTGTTTTGCTTTAGAGTAAATCTGTTTATTATTAGAAATTAAATCTACCATGCGGTTAAATAAGTTCTGCATTATGGCACGATCAGCAGGATTAAAATTAGGTTTTTCTTCACTCATCTTATCCAGTATCTTGTGAATACGCTGCACTTGTGCTTTGTTTGCTAAACCCGCACGAACAAGAGCATCAAACTTTGAATAGTCTTTCTTCTCTTCTTCTGTAATAAGTTTAAAGTCTAGTAACGATTTCATTCTTGCTCTATTTCTTCGTTTTCTTCTTCGGTTTCGGCATCATCTTCGGACGTTTCATCTTGCCCAGCATAAAGAGCAGAAGCGATTTCCTGTTTGCGATCCTGAAGCGCATCGAACGCTTTCGTGGATAATACATTCTCTAATCCCTCTTTAGCGTCAAGATTTTCACCTGCTGCAATATTATTAATTATATCTTGAATATCCATAATAACTCCTATTTACGTTTAGTATTTATGCTTACCACAGACTTGTCTACTTCTTTGTCAAGACCAGGTGTCAATGACTCTTCTTCTTCGGTATTCTCTGTGGTATTATCTTCTGGTGGAAACTCATTAGGGTCTCCATCATTTTGTGAAGGATTCATTACTGAACCTTGCATCTCATCTGGTAACGAATCTTTTTCTTCCGCAAGTTCTTCATCCATCTTTTCAATTTCTTCATCAGTCAACATCAAAATTTTGTTCTTAACGTATTGATTAGAGAAGTACCTACCAATATATGGATCAACCAACTGTAACATCTGTAAACGATTCTGCAATAACTCTGATGCTCGCATCTCAGTAAAGTTATTGTCTTTTTGGAAGTCGTAGTAGATATCTTCTTTGAAATCTTCATATTCTTCCAATGTACAAATACCTTTGAGTACCAACTGAATACGCAAAGCATGATCAAACAACTGTGTGAACTTATTGCGAAGTCTGGAAACAAACTTGGCAAACTTTAATTCGTCACGGGTAACTTCTTGTGAACGACCCATGCCTGCAAAGCCACCACCATTTTCTTCAAGGCGTGAGTATGGTACATTCAAACACTGTAACAGTTTCTTCTGGAAGTATTTAACATCTTCCAATTCACCTAAGTTTTGACCTGCGGGCAACGTAGTAATCTCTGTGCCTTTACCACCTTCACGGCGGGGCAACCAGAAATCTTCGAGCATAGACATATGCTTACGCTCGTCACGCAGTTCACCAGTGTTAGCATCATATACCATCTTGTTACGGTACTTAACCATAACATCACGAAGGTACTGTTCTGCTTTGCCACGTGGTAAGTTACCAACGTCAATGTAGAATATACGGCGTTCAGGAGCACGACTAATACGATAGATAACAATCGCATCTTCAATCATTCTAAGTTGATTGAGTGGTTTGATTGCCTTATGTAGATATGAAATAACAAATGTATTCTTTGCATCCATCAAACCAGAGTTCACATTGATGATTGAATCTGGTGCAATACGAATGCCTTGACCTACATTCGATGTGAATGTTTGAGTAGTCTGTCCTTTATCATTAAAGACATAATACTCTGCGGTAGATACAACAATCGATGCGCCTGTTTTAGGATCACGATCTTTTTTGATCTCACGAACTTTACGAATTTTACGTGGATCAATGTATCTTAGTTCTTTTATACCTTCTTTTGGATTCTTATCATTGACTACAACATGATAGAATAATCTTCCATCAATGTACCAACGTTTAAATAAGTCATCCGCAAGATTAGAAAAGTTTAACATCTTTAAGACGTTTTGAAACTCTTCATTAATTTTCTTTTTAATAGATTCAGGTTGATTAAGATTATCCATTACGATATCACAAACTTTACCTGCTTCATCATGAGAGATTGCTTCATTGACAATCTCATCAATTGCCATATCCAACTCTGGATGATTGGACATCTCACGATAACGAGTGATTAGTTCAATCTCATTACGCACCGAACCTTCTAAATCAACATAGGTTCCATAATAAGCATTCTGTGTAACGGTAACTGCACCATCATCAATTGAGGCAGAAGGCAAAGCAAAAGATGCCTGTTCAGGTTTTTCTGCCTGAACGACATCTTTTGAGCCTAACGTAAAGCCGAATAATTTAATTGCCATTAATCTTTCATCCTATAGATAAAAGTAGGGAGAATCCCCTACTTTTAGATCACGCCATCTGCTACTGATTCCCACCACTGGTAGGACATAGTAACAGAAAATTCTTCAATAGCATCATTTGAACCCCAATCAACATCGATTGGAGTCAAATCTGTTGGGAACAAACCAACAAATTTATACTTCTTGATTGTATCACCTTTTTTACCAAATTGTGTAACATCACCGTCTACCGAATAACCTAGTGGTGTGCCAGCAATTGGATTACGAACGTTTAGATTGTGACTATTAATACCATTCATCCAACGTTCAAATGCATTGCGTACTACGAAATCTTCATCGTTGATAATTGTGATTGTCCAATCAGCAAATGAACGATTGCCCACAAATTTCAATTCACGGCCAAAGTATTGTAGTGGAGCAACACCCAAGGTTGCGCCTGGGAGTTGTGCTGTCTTACACATGAACGTTAATTTAGTTTGTGCATTTCCTGGTAGTGAGAACACAGGAAACGGCATACTTACCTCAAATAGATTTGGGCGGGCACCGTCACCTGTTAATTGTGAACGGAACTGATTTACATTAAATGCCATTTATTTTCTCCTGTTTCTCTTATTTAGAACGAACCTACAACTTCATTGAACGATACGCCTGAACGAACGGCGACAAAGTTCAACTGAATGAAGTTGATTGATCGTGCGGGTTTGATATAAATGTCACCAATAAATTGGTTCGAATCAACAACTTGTGCTGTGTTATTTGTATCATCACAAACAACACGGAAGTCAGTGATACCACGACGACCTTGAACATCACGGAGGAAAGGCTCTACAATTGCTACGAATTGAGCACGGGTAAATTGGTCATTGAATTCGAACAATGAGAAACGTGCTGCACGGGCAATTGCTTTTTCAAGCACAATAAACAAACGACGAACGTTGATACGGTCAAATGCACTTGGTTTGGACAACATTGTTTTGTCACCAAACAGAACTGTACCTTCACCTGGGAATGAAACAACTGGATTGATACCTGCATTATACAGTGTGTCACGGTCAGTCTTAGTTGGGTTCCAAGCAAGTTTAACTACATTTTTAATTACGCCACGATTCAAACCACCTGGTGAAAACCAAGGATCACGTTCGTTATCTGTACGTACACATAGACCAGCAATGTCACCGTTCAGTGGTACCCAACGATAAAGGTCTGCATATTTGTCGTACTGATATTTGTAACCAGAATCAATGACTGCATATGAAGAAGAAGTCAAACCGTTACGGAATGCAACTGCTCCTGTTGCTTCACTACCTGGATTGTTTACAACATTTGCTTTAGGTGGCGAAATAAATGCCACGCAATCTTTACGGGTCTCTGCAATGTTACTGATAACATATGTGGCAATTGTTGAGTTACCTGTACCAGTTACTAACAGAGAAATGTCAATTGCTTCAGCATTCTTGAACAAATCCCAACCAGTAGTAATCTGAGATGTACTAATGTTACCATCAGCACCATTAGCAAGAGATGCCGTTACATTTGCAGTCAATGTTTTGAATGCAGAATTGTTTGCTGTTGAACCCCATGAAGTACCAGCGGTCATATTGGCAGTATTAGGATGTGCCAACCAATGAATCCATTGTGACTGAGCAGCGATTACATTCTTATAGTAATTTGAATTGCCTGAATCGTCTTTTGCATCGGATGCTTTGGAAACAAAAGCGTATTTTTCTAGAACTGTACCTGCTTGACCAGAAATTAAACCATCTTCATCAACAACTACAATATGAACTTCATCGTTTGAAGCAGAAGTACCTTTGCTGGCAACATACGTTGATGTATTTGGACGTGCTGTAAACTGAGAAGCATATGCCCAGCCAGTATATGTATTACCGTCAGCAATAGATACTTTTAATGAGTTGCCTAGTTCGCCAGGAAAACGTGCTGCCCAGCCACCAAGATAACCGTCAGCATTGTTTGCTTGATTTGCTGTCCAGTCATCAAGATTTCTAATTAAAATTGTTGTACCGTTCGCAGTAGCATTGTTCGAACGTGTTGCTGGTGTGGTATCTACACCACGAACTACTTTTAAATTGTTTCCGTATGCAAGAAAGTTTGCTGCTGAGAACCAATATTCATAATTATCGTTATTCGGTACACCAAATTTGTTGACTAAACGAGTTTCGTCAGAAATGGTAGTAATTTCACTGCATGGTCCCCAAGCAAAAGGTCCTACAAATGCTCCTGTAGAAGTTGCAACTGAAGGAATAACTGTAGTCAGATCAATTTCTGATACATTTACTCCAGGTGATAATTGAAATGCCATTGGATTTCTCCTTTAATTGTTTGGGTCAATTGTCTTTGATACTGTATTTAGTTTTTTACAACCTTGACATTGGAAACCCACGCTTTTCTGCGAAGTGCCAACGGTCATCACCGTCATCTTCAACCTCTTCTTGGAGACCATTTTCTATGAATCCAAATGGAGTCATGGTCTCATCAATTAACATATTCTGTTCATCTAACATCATCTTGCGAATGTCAATATTGGTAGAGTCTTTGAAGAACGACTGTGCCGTTAACCAAGAAAATAGTACCAATCCCATAACAATATCATCGTTACTACCCTCTTCTGCGGCATACGAGTCACGTACACGCACAAAAGTATTCATTTCATTAATCGTATCAAAGTCATTAATAATCAACTTATCATTCTCTATCAAAGTCTTTAAGTTGGCACAACCAATCTTTTTGACTGACTTGGTAGTCTTGATACCAAATGATGTTGATCGTTTAAATCCAGAAGAGATAGACTGGCCTTTGATGTGATGTTGTTCTGTCTTGTAGATGTTCTCATACTCTAAGTCATAGTGTAGAATATCTACCACTTGCTGGCCAACATTATTAGTTTCTACTAATACGAATGCTTCATTGTATCGTTTTGCAACCGAGTAAATGACTGTCGGAAAAAACAATAGAGGTAGTTTATTGTTACGATATCGTGCTACCTGTTTGTATGGTGCTTGTGTGGCATCAAGTACATTAATGGTAGAATAGTCTAAATTTACACCTTCTGAACAGTCTACCGTGGCAATGTATAGATGACCAGGTATAGGTTCTTCATAAATGTGAAAATTTTCTTCCATTCTAATGGGTTCATGAAATGCTAATGATCTTAGTTTGGCACCAGAGATTAATGTTGCCGATGAACCAATGAACTCTGTTTCAAATTCTTGTCTGAACTGTTCTTCAGAAGTGTTCCGTATTGTTTCTTCTTTCCACTTTGCATCACGACCTGGAACTTGTGACCAGTGAACTTCAACTGTCTTGTATGTTGAACGTCTTTCAATTGCATCTGTCCACATCTTGTAAAATAGATTCAAACCGTTTGGAGTTGAAACGATAATTACTTTAGATGTTTGACCAGAAGAGATAACAGGATACGTTGATGTGAAGAACTCAACTGCCATATTGTGTGGAACGAACGCAAACTCATCCAAGAAGATTAAGTTATATGTACCACCACGAACACCTGCTGCTGATGTGGCATAGGCAAATATTTTAGAACCATTCTCTAACTCTAAAGAACCTTTGTTCCATGTCATGATACCTTGTTGCAACCAATTAGGAAGATATTCGTAGGCCTTTTGAATACGACCTAAAATGTCTCTTGCTAGTTGACCTTTGTTGGCAAGAATACCGATTGTATATTCTTCATTGAAGATTGCCGCCCAAAGCATATACCCGACGGTGGTAGTTGTCTTACCAACCTGTCGAGGCATCTTTGCAATGGTGAATCGATTCTCATGAAAGGTACGTACCATGTCCTCTTGAAAATCCCACATGTCAAATGGAATAAGACCACGGTCTACGTTGACAATCTTTACATATTTTTTAATAAAGTATACAGGATCATCTGCACACTTTGCGATTTCTATTACTTGTTCTTCAGTATAGGATAGTTCAGTACCTGTTCGTTTCAGGCGGGCATTACCAAGGTATCCGTCATCCATAATTTAAATTAATCCAAATTTAGTTTTATTAGTATCATATTATTTTAAGTAAGCGACCACGATACACTTGCTTCGAGTTCGGGATCATTGCTGTCTATTACAGTTACCTTATCAGATCCAACTGTTGTTGTAGTTCCACCACAATTAGTTAGTGATATAGTGTATGCATTTGGATATCGTAGAATAACCACACCATCAGATCCATCACCACCTGTACCAGTACCTCCGCAGCCACCACCTCCACTACCGTACCCAGTAGCGTTACCACCATTTCCAGTAACTGATCCATTACCACCACCACCAGCACCACCAATACCTCTACCAGCTGTATCAACACCACCACCTCCACCACCAGCATAGTAGGTTGGTGTTCCTGTTATATTGGACTGTATACCATCCCCACCATAACCAGGCTTCGTAGCATCGTTTCCATTATATCCAGCACTACCTGCTCCGCCACCACCTCCACCATCTGTTGCAAAATTGCCTCCAGCAAAACCTTGACCTGAAGTCCCTGCTGCACCAGTTTCTTGACCTGCTTTAGAACTACCACCACCACCAGACCCACCACTAACTGCAGGCTGTGCAGTTACCGCAGCAGCACCAACGCCACCACCTTGTGCTGTAATTGAATTAAAAGTGCTACCTGCTGCACTAGAAAATCCATTACCCGGTCCTCCATTACCAATACTAAGAGTATACTCAACTCCAGGATTCAGAGTAAGTGGAGTTTCGGCTGTACTGTTACCTCCCGAAAGCTCACCAGTTACCGATGAACGATAACCTCCAGCTCCTCCACCTCCACTGTCGTTACCATCACGTCCACCAGCACCACCACCACCAACAATAACATACTGAACAACTAACGGTGGAAAATTTGAAAATTTTACACCGCCTTGAAGTAAAACTCCTTCTGAAAATATCACTTAATGATACTCCGAAGCATCCATCCTTTTTTTTGATGTGCATCCAAAATGTCTTGCAAGAAATTACCTACAGCAGGTTCGTTAGCCATTTCAGCAGCAACAATGCCAGCACGAAGATGAACAATAAAACGCTCATTATCTGCGTATAAATCACGCATCATTGCCATTGCATCTGGTATGCTTGTTGCTTCTTGAATGTCGGCCAGTTCAAGAATACGTGTAAGTGAACCTGGTGCATATGAATTCAATGCACGAATGTGTTCTGCAAGAGTATCCGTCTGATCAAATACTGAAGTGTAAAAATCATTCAAGAAATCATGATATTGTGGGAAGTTAGAACCTTCAATGTTCCAATGATATCCATGTGCTTTGAAATATAAAGCAAAGTTTGTACCAAGAATTGTTTTGAGTTGAGAGATAAGTTTTTCCATTATGTTTCCTGTTTTTGAGTTTTAAGCATCTTTACCAATTCTGCGGTAGAACCAACGAACACTGCTTTATCTATGTTTAAGTTATTTTGCGCTTCCGCTTTTGGTACTAAATCTTTTTTGCGTTTCTGTATCTCAAGCAAGTCTTTGTTCATGTCTGCTAAGTTCTTCATTAGACCAGACAGCACTTCAAATGCACGTGGATGTTGACCATCTCTTGCTATGAGCATCAATTCGTTTACCGCTTGATTGCCTTGAGTTACCAGTTCACGAATATTGTTTCGTGCAAAATCTGCATCAGCATTTACCGGATCATTTGATTCGATCACAACGGGTAAAGTTTCTACTTGTGTTGATTCTTTAATAGGCTCAACATCAAATATCTCCGACAGATTTGCATTTAGTTTTTTCATAATGTGTTGGGATATTCTTTTATTGTTTCGATGAATCCAAATTCATCACCAAGAATAGCAGTTCCTGGATTGGTTGTGGTTTTTATTTGCACAACATTAAGTGAGTTGACATCGGTCACAACAACATTAAATGACGCTCCAGTGTAATCGCCAGTAAGTTTATCACCAACTTTAATAATTTGATTAGCACCAGTTACAACCAATATGCCACTTGAAGAATTGCTGAAGTAATCGACTGTACCAAACAAAGTATTATCATTAGATCGAAGAGTTTCACCTTGTGCAAACACACCATTACCATTTGCATAATCAACGTAGACCTTTTGAATTTCTTTGGTAGTCAGATCAATAAACGAATTGGTATTTGCAGTCTTGATATACTTACCAGACTTGACTGGTGGCCATATGTAACCTTTGGCAGTGAACGTTAAGTCCCACAAAATTAATCGTGTCGAACCTTCAGACATTCCACCTTCATACTCTACAGTTGATGCTACCGAATCAAGTATAATAGGTACATTATATTTTTGATCCATTTCTGGAATAAAATCTACAGTAACATTAAAATCTGGTGTAAAGAATGGTAGAATCTGTTCAAGAATCTGTGTGCCATCTTCTGTGTTACGAACATAGATTGATAATGAAAACTGAAAGTTATATGGTACAGGTACAAACTGTGTGCTTACTGAATTATTGACATCACTCTTAGCAAAATTCATAAGAGTGGATACTTGTTTACGCTGAACATCATATTCCAAACTGTCAAGATTGAACGACATACGTGGAACAATTGTGTTGATCGATTTGATTAAATTTGGATCAGAAGTAATTGCCGTTAGAAATCTTTCTTTAGGCGAATATGAAAGTGGTACTTTCCATTTTTCTTTTGGAACACCTGCTTGTGTGTATCGAACAATCTCTAAATCGTTAAAGAGTGTACCAAATACAACAACCATCTTACGAATGGTGCGATGATAGAACTGAGCATTACCTAACATTACGGTTCTCCAAACGGATTTTGTTCCGTAAAGTCAATGATGCCATCCGAACTTGCTTCAATACGAGCATTGTCAAATATATCTTCAAATGCATTGTTCATAGTAGCCGCATCGGAAACAACACTGATTGTTCTACTTGTGCTGGTACTTGTATTACCTTTTAGTAAACCTGTAGTAAAATTGCCTTGAACACGATACACTTCAACATACTGACTTGCAACATAATCATGAACAATTGCTTGAGCATTTGCTGATGCTAAACTACTTCCTTGATATACAATTTCATCATTCAAATAACCGCCTGTACCACCAGCAGAAAGTGAGAGTCTTGTTTTTGGATAGTAATCTCGTATGACAACATCGATTTCTTTTACACCAGTATTAATAATTTCACTGGAGAACACAAACTGTTTCATTTGCAATGCATACACATACACATTACCACCACGACCACGACCTAATGTGTAAAACATTGCTTGATTATTTTCACTTTCAACATTAGTGATTTCAAAGAATGAAGTCATCATAGGAACATAAATTAAATCGCCCTCACGTGGACGAGTATAACCATTCACTGTGTAACGGAATCGTAGTCGAGAAACAAGCATTGTTACTTCATCACGAATTTCTAAACCAAATTTAGATATGAAATCACCCTCACCATCCATTGCTGTGGTATTTTCAAGGTACATTTCAATCGGATG